TGATGGGCAAGAAGCGTTGAAGTAACTCAGTAGTAGCTCTTCCTAACCGGTGGGTGACAGTACTCACGTAGTGAGCGGTTAGGGCGGGGGTCTGGTATTGGCAGGGGTCAGCGAAGACCACCTGGCAGGCGGGAAGTGTCTCAAACTTGAGATACTCGTCAACAGCGAATTCCTCCCCGGAAGGCAATTCGTTGACACGCGCACCAAGAAGCGTATTACCAGCGTGCAACGCGGGCGAGCAGACAGTAAAACCGGATTGTAATAGTGCCTTCAGTATGGTGGTTTTACCGGCACCAGCGACAGCGTGCACAACTAGTGGAGTAGAAATTGGGTGCGTGGTGCGTTGGAAACCTGCTTTCCGTAGTAACTCAGTCACTATTTCCATCTTCATGACTGAGTGGAGACTTAACCCCGCTACGTGACGACTCCAGTGGCCATGATATACCCATGGCCACTAAGTGTTAGCATCCGTACAGTGGCTTGGTGGTACTCAGACTCCTTGGGCGTAAGAATTTGGTGTAGAGCATCACCATGTCTATATGCGTAGCTCAGATCCAGGGCGTACGCCACAGCTGTTTCTTTGTAGCGAGCAGTTTTGGATGCCAAAAGGAGTCCCGCGTGCAGTTTAAGTGGATCCTTAATGAGTCCAATGGGGGTTAGTCTCCATCCGCAAAAGGACGCGTAATCCCCAGGTTTCTGTTCTCTGAGCACCGTCTTTGAGGTCAGGCTCAGCCGATTGCGGATCATGGCGAACGACGCTTTTTCAATAGCAGGGGCATCCTGAACCATGTCGTCGCCTGCGTACATTTGGTTCACGTCTGATGGGACGTGAAATCTCGTATGATGGTACGCAATTGAGCACTCAGTGTTAGCGTCAAATGTTGGACCCTCACCAGTAAGACGCATGATGGCGAGAGTCCCCAGGAAAGTAGACGCGTTGAGTTTGAGGTGGGTGTACCCTTCAATGATATCCTCAGGGATGGAGTGGTGCTTGGCTTTAAGAAGTTCAAATTGTAGCATAGCCCCATCCTGCGATTGGTCGAAAGCTGTGAAGTCATTTTCATGACTATGACGATTGAATTTCCAGCGTTGTGTCACGAACTCATTCAAGTCGTCGGGCGTTTGCTCACAGCTTATCAGAATATTGGGTGGTTGGTACACCTGTCGCATTCGCCTCATGTAGCGGGCCATCGTGCCGTAAAGCATCACCGTTTCTTGCATGAAGGCAGCAATGGTTTGGCCGGCTTTAATTTTGAGGCAGCCCAGCTTTTCAACTTTCTTCACCCACTGCGACTTGAGAAAGAGTGCTATTTTCTCGTGAGGGAAGTCTGGGCTCTGGCGGAGCTGGGAATTGATGAGCATAGCCACGGGTTTGCTCAAGAAGGTGTGTTCCACCTCAGCTCTGCAGGAATTCCAAAGGGCCTGGTCGAAGGGGATCCGTTCAGCTGGAAGTTTCATTGCAACTCTATAGTTGAAGAATAACAGATCACCAATATCTTTCTTTAGTGACAACTCCTTAAGATTCTGCTCGGGCGTCGAAATTGACAATCGCACCCGAATGGTTTCCCAGAGCAGAGTTTCGTCCTTCGCTTGCTGATGTGCAAAAAGTTGGACGACTGCGTCATCAGTTTGAACGCAGTTGGAGTGGCCCGTGTCACTGCTAAATAACTCACGTTGGTGTTTTTCTGGAAGTTCTTCTACGATCTCACCAAGCGTAAGTTTGGCATTTTCCACAGGAAAGTGCGTGGTGGGGGCAGCTTCAACCACGACTGGCTCCTGTGGTTTCTCGTCAGCGGGAACAAGTAGGTCATCACGCACAAATTCTATGAATGTCTTAAGGTATGGCGTGACTGCTAACTTGTTTGTGAAGTCACGTTCAGTGGCTGAAGCGTTCACGAAGGTAATTGCTTCAGATGCCCTTGAAAGTGCAGTGTAAAGGGTCCTCTCACAGCATAAGGGCGTGTTTGAGTCGATTAATATTTGAACATGGCCAGCTGTGAGCCCCTGACAAGAGGAATAAGTCATTGCCCGATGGCCCATATCTAACAGAGCTTGTTGTTTTATGGTTGTCGGGCAGAGCACTGGTGACCCAGAGGCTATATTCGTTTTCACTTCAATGGGTGTGCGCGCTTCTAATTCAGAATAGACCCCCAGCGCGTTCGCCACATCCTTGCGGTTCCTGTGAGTGGCGTTTATGTAAAACCGGGAATATTGGTCAAAGTAATCAATCCCGGGGAGGGTCATTGATGAGGCGGCTTGCGAGTTAGGTTCATGGTGCACGGTCTGGCGGGGATCACCTGTAAGGACAATAAGCTGCACATTTGAGTGCGCAAACAGGTAGGTCTCTATATAGCCAGCAGGAAGTTTCCCATAATCGTCGAAGATGACGACTTGGCCCGCGTTTTGTGCCAGTGCCTTCTCAAAGGTTTTAAATCTTCGGTGATCTAGCGAAGGCACCTTCCTGGTCCAGTCAGAGCGTAGCTCATTAGTGGGGAGAACAATTGTAACCGTATTGTCGTCCCGGTTCAATTCAGAACACCACTCTTGGAGAAAGCGACTCTTTCCTGAGCCGCCTGCACCGTGCACGACCACACCGACAATAGTGCGGTCGCCTGCCTCAGCTTTAAGGGACAAACCGTCCTTAAAGTCTTGTGCCAGCGTCCTGTAGAATGC